AGTCTGAGTGGCAGAACACAGCTCAGTAAAGGCGCCAGCATGGTACTGAATGGTGATGTGGTCAGTACCGGCGATATTGTTAACGCAGGGGAGATTTACTTTGACAATCAGACAACACCGGATGCCGTACTGAGCCGTGCTGTTGTAAAAGGCAACGCCCCGGTAACGTTCCATAAACTGACAACCAGTAACCTCACCGGTCAGGGTGGCACCATCAATATGCGTGTTAGCCTTGATGGCAGTAATGCCTCTGACCAGCTGGTGATTAATGGTGGTCAGGCAACCGGCAAAACCTGGCTTGCGTTTACAAATGTCGGAAACAGTAACCTCGGGGTGGCAACCTCCGGACAGGGTATCCGGGTTGTGGATGCACAGAATGGTGCCACCACAGAAGAAGGTGCATTTGCCCTGAGTCGCCCGCTTCAGGCCGGCGCCTTTAACTACACCCTGAACCGTGACAGCGATGAAGACTGGTAACCCAGTCTTCCATGACCTCACCAAATGAGCGAAGGCCGCGACGCGATCCGGTTTTTGCATGGTCTGTCAGTTGCGTGAAAATCGCCTGAATAGCTTCGTACTTCTGCGTTGCAGTCATTCCGTTGCGGGAATAGAGCAATTCCGTCGCTTCAGTCATGCGGTTGATGGCGTAGCGTTCCATTGCGGTTTCACGAACCTGCATTGCATAGGCAACGATGTTTGCTGCGCTTGGCGTGTTCTTTGCGATCTCAGCGATATAAGCAAAACCGCCAACAGACGCCGTTAACGATTTACGCTCCAGTTCATCGAAAAGCGTCAGGCCATCTACTGGCTTTTGCTCCCGGTGCATTCTGGTTATTTCTTCGAAAAGGATTTTGTGTGGTCGGCTGTAAAATGAGTCAGGCTTCAGCATCGCCAGAACCTTCTGGACGCGCTCACTGCTGTCATCATCCAGAAGCAATCCACCAATCACCGCCTGCTCTGCCTCGATGCTATGGGGCGGCGCATAAAAATTATCGGTCATCGTGTTCACCCTCACGAACTTTCAGGTAGGTATTATCGTTAAGCAGGAAATCAAATCCCTTTTTGTGCCAGACGGTTCCGCGCTGATGGTTTGGGCGCTCTTCGAACATCCATCGGCAATTTTCGCCTACGTAGCTCAAATAATTTCTCCAGTCCTGCATCGTGAAACCATGCCCGTCAAGCTGTCGGGTTATCACTCCGGCTTTGCGCCAGAACGTTCGGATCTGGTTTTTACGCTTGTCATTCAGTGCGCGGATTCTTGGCGCTTCAGGAAGGATTTCGTGGTAAGCATCGACAACATCCTGACAGCTAACGGAAGGTTTTTTCTTGTCAGACTTTTTGTCTGCTGTGGCACTCTCTAATACGTCAGTATTAGAGATATTATTTATATTATTGTTTATGGACAACCGTTGGACAACCGTTGGACAATCTCCGCTGAGAGCCGCGCCATTACTGGTGTTTGCGTTGGACAACCGTTGGACAACCGTTGGACAATTTTTTGCCTGAAAATCGTCATATTTAACGATTGTAAACAGGCTAAATTTCTTCCCCATCGAGCAAATATTAAGCATACCTTTCGACTCAAAAGTCCGTAATAAGCTCCGAACTTTGTTGTCTGGGATGAATGTTTCTCTGACCAGCGACGGGCGTCCAGTTATCATCTGACCGCGATCAACAGTTATCGGACCGATATCCGTATTGACGACAGTAGATTCGTGATTAGCCTTGAGGATTAAGTGAAGCCAAAGATGTACTGCCTGAGAGTCCTTATAGAGCCTGCTGTCCATAAACTGGCGGTGTATAGAGACATACCCCATACTGGATGCCTCCTGATGTTGTACAGGGTTATGCCTGTAATCAGCTAACTTAACGACGCCCATGCTTCACTCCTGCTTTGGCTAGTCTGTAAACACCAACAAGGCGCTCTGCGAACGCCCTGTTATTTGCTGCGGCTACCACTAATCCCTCAGGTGAATCAGGGTGTCGAATCTCTTCTTTTTCCTGGTATTTCTTACGACGTTTTGTCATAATGACTCCTGTGGATTGATCCAGTCTTTCTACATCAGGCCTCGAAGAATTCGCCGTTCTTCGGGGCTTTTTCTTTTGTCAGGTAATTGGCAAGCCGCTTAGTCAGCTCAGCCATTTCATCGTCTTCGATTCCGTATTCCAGAACAGCCAGCATCATGCTTACCTGCGAGAAGAAACCATTCTTCCATCGGCTTACCTGATATTCAGGAACCCCCATTGCTCGAGCGAATGTCTTCTGCCCCATCAGTGCCAGTTTGTTCAGCAAGGCTGACTCGATGCGAGCCGCTTTCTTGCTTTTAGTTGCAATAGTACCCATAGATAATTTCCTTAATTATTAGATAGAGTTGGCTTCGCAAAGAAACGCAAAACCATAGAGATTTGTTTCTGGTAATGCCCTTTTTCAGGGCGGGGATGTGTAAGAGCGTTAATAACTTAAGCGGCCATTAATTCAGGCCAGATGCTTTCCCAATCAACCGGATGAAGGTCTTTGCGAGTCACTTCACCATTGCTGAACTTCTCAATCAGAACACAAAGTGCTGCGCCCAATTCATGATTACGGCTAAGTGCTTTCCTCAAATAGCCGATAGAAGTTCCGCACTTGGTGGCAAATTCTCTCTGCTCTTCCAGTGAAAGGGAGTTCAGATACAAGCGGAGTTCTTCCATTTGCTATCTCCTTCCCGTTGTTGAATAAGATGAGTTTACCTGTAGGTAAAAAGCAAATCAATACCCATAGGTTATTTACCGGCAGGTAATCAAAGATAGAATTAAATCATGGATAAATACGAACAAAGACGACTAAGGCTGATAGAGATAAGAGACCGATTCTGTAATGGAAAGGCCTCAGAGTTGGCTCGTCGAATAGAAAGGGAACCATCATACGTTTCCAGAATGCTGTATCCGGAAGGAAAAAGCGGAAAAAAACGCATTGCTGACGATATGATGGAGCTAATTGAAAAATCTTTTAATCTCCCACGCGGATGGATGGACATGCTTGCAGATGGTAAAGCTGGAGCTACGGACCATCTTGAGTTTGCGGGTAACGTTCGTGCGGGTTTTGTTCCGGTAATTGGTGAAGCCGTTTTGGGAGTTGATGGCTCAGTGGATATGATTGAATTCAGATCCGGTTGGTTAAGCATCTACAGCGGCGATAAAGATGCTTACGGTCTGAAGGTTAAGGGTGACAGCATGTGGCCAAGGATTCAGTCAGGAGAATATGTTGTTATTGAACCAAATACGCCAGTACATCCAGGTGATGAAGTCTTTGTAAGGACCAAAGACGGTCACAACATGATAAAGATCATGAACAAAACAAGAGACGGTGATTATCAGTTTAGTAGCATAAACAGTGATCACCGCCCAATCACTCTTCCTGTTGAAGAAGTTGATAAAATGCATTTTGTTTCAGCTATTGTGAAACACACCAGGTACGTAGACCAGGACGATCTGCCAAAAGTTTGAGGATAAAGCAGCAAATGTTTATACCCGGCATAGTAGTCGCTGTTGTAATCATCTGCTTCATATGGGCAAAGTTATCTCCTGTAAGCTCTAAGCATACAGCTGAACTCATGAGGAAGAAGCATCTTATACATGAGGCAGAATCGATAATTAAAAAGTTCAAAGGCATGTCATACGACGACATGTCATCAGAGCAGATTGCTATGTATAAATGCGCCATTGAGCGCCTTGACTACTTAAACGGACTCAAACCCAAACACACCCCAGTAGAATCAAAATTGCCGCAATGGCCAAGCAATCCAAATAGCTTCTGACATCTCCTTTCAGCCCGCAAAGCGGGCTTTTTTATATCAATCCAAAAAATTAATTACCTGAAAATTCAAGCAGGTAAACTCTTACATCAATTTTATTTACCTACAGGTATAGACAGCTGTTTTACCTGCAGGTATATTTTAGGCCATCAGCAGGACGCACTAACCACCATGAAGGTGACGCTCTTAAAAATTAAGCCCTGAAGAAGGGCAGCATTCAAAGCAGAAAGCTTTGAGTAGCGCGAAATGCAGCTGCAAGACAGCAACCGTGGAGATAAGCATCACGGCGCGTTACTCAAAGCTAACTGACAGGAGAATCCAGATGGATGCACAAACACGCCGCCGCGAACGTCGCGCAGAGAAACAGGCTCAATGGAAAGCAGCAAATCCCCTGTTGGTTGGGGTAAGCGCTAAACCAGTTAACCGCCCTATTCTCTCGCTGAATCGCAAACCGAAATCACGAGTAGAAAGCGCACTGAATCCGATAGACCTTACGGTGCTGGCTGAATACCACGAACAGATTGAAAGCAACCTGCAACGTATTGAGCGCAAGAATCAGCGCACATGGTACCGCAAGCCACGCAGTGAAATGGGTGTGACTTGTTCAGGCCGCCAGAAGCAACGCGGAAAATCAATTCCGGCTTATTACGATTGAGGTGGTCATGCTCAAGAAAGTCAAACGCCGACTTTACAAAGAAGGTAGATATTCATGCCAATTGCCAAAATGCGACACAACAAAATGGAGTGTCGATGATTGGTGTAACTGGATAGATAGATACGGAACTTGGTGGGATAAATAACAGGTAACTTAAGCGTATTTACTTTCGCAGCAAACCACTTATTTGAGGTGAGATATGACAAAATCATGGAGCGTACCTTTTCCTGAATCAGAAACTGAACATGATGGAATGCCTGTTTTCTGGAGATTCCAGGCGACAGTTGAAGAAGATGGGATAAAAATATTCGCACTTCAATATATAGCTTTTCATCAGACAGAGCATTATGCATGGTTGGTTCCTGCGCATTGGATTGTTAATTTTAAACCAGCACCAAATCAGTGGTTACAGGAATGGAAACAAAGGAGAAATAGATATGCAATTAAGAAAGTAGCAAAAAATGCAGAAAGATCTTTTGCATTCCCAACGAAGAAACTTGCTATTGAAAGTTTATTGCGCCGGAAGAAATACCATTTAATGAGAATAAAACAAGATTTGGCTGTTGTATCAACTCTTGTTGATGGGATGAAAAATATTGATACATCAACACCAGATATTGAATATAACTTTGGACACAACCAAGAAACAGAAAATTGGGTATTTTATTAGTACGAATAAGCACTGTGTATTCATTCCAACGAGTGAATACACGGAGCAATGTCGCTCGTAACTAAACAGGAGCCGACTTGTTCTGATTATTGGAAATCTTCTTTGCCCTCCGGTGTGAGGGCTTTTTTATATGCATACCAATAACGCTTCACTCGAGGCGTTTTCGTTATGCAATCAAATATAAGGAGTTACCCATGATGCACTTTCAGCTCGCGGGTAGCGGCGTCATGTCCGCTTTCTACCCGCACGAATCTGAATTATCACGCCGAGTTAAACAATTAATCAGAGCAGCAAAGAAACAACTGGAGACGTTATGCGCAATGAAATAGCCATTAATCACCAGATGCTTCGTGCGGCACAAAACAAAGCAGTAATAGCCCGATTTATTGGTGATTCAAAAATGTGGCTTGAAGCAAATAAAGCGATGAAATCAGCTATCAACCTTCCGTGGTATCGCAGGAAATGAGTTTTACAGATAACTGGTCAGACGAAGAATTCATTCGTCAGATGAAAGAATTAATCGGTAACGAAGGAGATATTCATGTCACTTGCAACCACAGTGAAGGAGAGCAAGTTACAGAGACGCATGTACACGCAGAAAGCTCTCTGGTATCGCCATAATGGCGACCGCGAAGGAATGCGGGTATGCCTTAATTTGTCCCGAGTCGAAGTATTAAATCAGCGTTATTTCCTTGGGCCGTGTCCATTCTGAGGTGAATTATGGATTTGAACAAATTCGATGAGCCATTCAGCCCTGAAGATATCGAATGGCGAATACAGCAAAGCGGTAAAACACGCGATGGCAAGGTGTGGGCTATGGTGCTGGCTTATGTCACGAACAGGGCAATCATGAAACGCCTGGACGATGTTTGCGGCAAAGCAGGATGGCGCAATGAATACCGCGATATTCCCAACAACGGAGGCGTTGAATGCGGCATATCAATCAGGATTGATTCCGAATGGGTAACCAAATGGGATGCTGCTGAAAACACGCAGGTAGAAGCCGTCAAAGGTGGTCGTTCAGGTGCAATGAAGCGTGCTGCCGTTCAGTGGGGAATCGGTCGGTATCTGTATAACCTTGAGGAAGGTTTCGCACAAACATCTCTCGATAAAAAGCAGGGATGGCACAGGGCAAAACTGAAGGATGGAACAGGATTTTACTGGCTCCCTCCATCGCTGCCGGGCTGGGCAATGCCAGTATCAGATAACAAACCATCACCAGAAAATACCAACCAGAAATCTCCATCGGTTGACTGCGAACAAATCCTGAAAGACTTCAGCGATTATGCGTCGACAGAAACTGACAAGAAAAAACTCATCGAACGTTATCAGCATGACTGGCAATTAATGGCTGGCAATGAGGATGCGCAGGCTAAATGCGTTCAGGTAATGAACATCAGAGTTAACGAACTAAAACAGGCGGCATAAATGGCAAGCAGAGGCGTAAATAAGGTGATCATTATTGGTCGCCTTGGGCATGATCCAGAAATCAGATATTCACCATCAGGAACGGCATTTGCAAACCTTACAGTTGCTACGTCAGAACAATGGCGTGATAAGCAAACTGGAGAGCAAAAGGAGCAGACGGAGTGGCACCGCGTGGTAATGAGCGGAAAACTGGCAGAAATTGCCAGCGAATATCTGCGAAAAGGCTCTGAGGTTTATCTTGAAGGAAAATTGCGGACAAGAAAATGGCAGGATCAAAGCGGACAGGATCGGTTCACTACCGAAGTCATCGTGGGCGTTGGTGGAACCATGCAAATGCTTGGTGGCAAGCAAGGAGGCAATGAACAGTCTTCACCTCAGCGAAATGACGGTCAGCAACAAAGACAGCAACCTCAGCAGCAAGGGAATCACAGCGAACCACCTATGGATTTTGACGACGATATACCCTTTGCACCAGTAACTCTCCCCTTCCCTCGTCACGCTATTCACGCAATTTAATCAGGAGAAAATCATGCCAGCGCCTCTGTATGGTGCGGATGACGCGCGCCGCTGTTCCGGCAATTCCGTATCGGAGGTGCTGGATAAATTCAGAAAAAACTACGATCGAATAATGTCTCTACCGCAGGAAACGAAAGAGGAAAAGGAATTTCGCCACTGTATATGGCTTGCAGAGAAAGAAGAACGCGAGCGAATTTACCAGACATCAATCCGACCATTCCGCAAAGCCACATATACCCACTTCCCTGAATATATCGACCCGCGCCTGCGTAATTACCGCTCACGCTATGGCGCTATCAGTAATGACTGAGGAATTAACAATGAAAACAATGAAGCTAAACATCGACCTCGGAAAATACGTTATTACCGGAACCAAACACGACCTGATTCTTAGTGAAAGAGGAATTATCAAAGAAGGTGAGAATGCAGGGAAAGAAACACTAAGCCGTATCGGTTATTACAGCAAGTTTGAGCATCTGGTCAAAGAGTTATGCAACCGTGAAATCCTGTTATCTCAGGCGCAGACGCTACAGGATATTCAGCAACATATCGAAACTTTAGGTATGTCACTTAGCATGGCTATTGACCAGTTCGTGGAGAGTAAATCATGAGAGGACTTGCATACAATCCCGGCATTCTTCCGGCAGAAATGATTATTCGCCAACGCGTAAAGCCAATGCCATCGAGAGAGGAATTGCTTAAGAGAAATAGTTTCGGTTCTGTTAATGACAACAAATATCTGAATGCGATGTGGCGCAAAGGAGGCAACCAGTGACTGTATGTCTTATTGATAAACGTCGACGTGGGCAACAAATACCATCTGTTGAAATGCCGAATCACACATGGTTTTGCGTACTTGATATCGATGGTATGGATAAGTTTGTTGACACTCGTCATTACTGCGATACCGCAACAGCTACTCCGGCGAAAGCAAAGAAAATTGCTGCTCTGATAGAAAACTGGACTCCACCTGATGGTTGGTGCAATGGGAATGATCGAGATTGGCATGAAAAAATGAAGGGCTATATCTGCGATTTTTTACGTAAATGCAATGGATTCAGGGTGATGTGACATGAGCAAGATTGACTATCAGGCACTGCGTGAAAAGGCAGAGAAAGCAACGTGTGGTGTGTGGTCGCTCGAATATGGAGAGGACCGATTTGATGGTGATGATGCGCTAATTCATCGTGAAGTTGCTGGATATATTCCCATTTGCAGAATTGAGGGAGCGCATCCAGAAAGCGGTTTCGATGAAGATTTCCAAATGGAACAGCAGGCCAATGCTGAATTCATCGCCGCAGCCAATCCGGCTACCGTCTTGGCGCTGCTTGGCGAGCTGGAAGCAGCAAAAAAGCGCATAGCAGAACTGGAAGCCGAACCTGTAAGCCAAACTTGCAAGTTGAACGAGCCATCGGGCAACTCTCCGGTAACTCCGGATGGTTGGGTTATAGTGCCGAAGGAGTTAACACCGGAAATGATGAGAGCCGTTCAGATTAGAAGTGAGCTTGGAGGGTATGCCACTTCCAATCTATCTGGTGCATACAATATGTTTTCTGAGTTCTGGAATGTTGCTGTCTCAGCTGCGCCTAAGGTGGATGATTTATGAATCTATATCGCTGCCCATTCTGTGGTTCCACTGTGCTTAACATCGGATACTCATTCAGTATCAGAGGGAAAATGCGCTATGTGTCATGCAAATGTGGTGCCCAAGGACCAGAAAAACGAACTAGATCTGAAGCGATTTCTTCATGGAATAGTCGAATGAAAGTATGGGTTTATGATCCAGAAACAATATTAAACGTTGAAGAGCGCAGGAGAACAGAAGTCTATATTCATAACCTTAATGAAGATGGATTTACACCAGTGCTTGTAAAGGCTACTCCGCAGGAGGTGAAGTGATGGACTCCTTCGCGAAATATACGATTATTGACTGGATAGCATTCCTTCAGGTTTTGCTCATCTGGTTTTATATGGCTTACAGGAGTGGACAGTGGATTGTCAGTGTAGCCTGTAGCAGGGGATGGCGTTGGTGGAACCGAAAGAATAAAAAAGCACTGGCCTTGGATTCGTTTTACGAAGCATTCAATCTTAACAGCCTTCAGCCTGGTTCTGTCATTGTAGTCACCACTCAAAGCGGCATGACGATACAAATTCACAAGCCAAAGGAGGAAGGTCGTGGCTAACCTGCAACTTGCCGTCAAAGGTGAATACTTCGACGCCATGATTCGCGGGGAGAAAACGGAAGAGTATCGCCTGTGCAATGACTACTGGAATAAACGCCTCGTTAATCGTAAGTATGACCGCCTGATTATCACAAAGGGATATCCGAAGCGCGACGATTCCAGCCGCAGAATTGACGTCCCGTATGACGGATATGAAATCAAGACAATCACACATCCGCACTTCGGCGATAAACCGGTAACGGTATTCGCGATAAAGGTGAATATCAATTGCTAAATTAGTAGCATAGCATAAAGATGCTTGCATTAATGAAGTGTGTATAATAATGCCTCATCAATAGTAAACTACTGAAATAGCAAAAAAAAATGCATATTAAAGAGGATTAGAAAATTGAAAATGTTCATGCAAATAGACAGACGCATAGATATTAATGGCAATTCATACTTAGTTAGATGCGAAGAGAGGCCTAACGGTGAGTGGCGTGTATATGATATTGACCGTAAGATCAATATCAGCACCATGAACAAAGACACTGCCTTTGATGAATGGAAAGCTGAAGCTAAAAAACAACATAATTCGTAAAATTACAAAAACCCTAACCAATTGATGGATTTCTTTTATCTGAACTCGCTACGGCGAGTTTTGTTTTATGGAGATGATAAATGCACTTCCGAGTCACAGGAGAATGGAATGGAGAGCCATTCAACAGAGTTATCGAAGCGGAGAACATCAACGACTGCTACGACCACTGGATGATATGGGCGCAGATAGCGCATGCAGACGTAACCAATATTCGAATTGAAGAACTGAAAGAACACCAAGCCGCCTGATGGCGGTTTTTTTTGGGGTAGTAGATGGCTGCAATTCACATTGTCTCAATAATATGCAATGCAATTCAGATAGTTGCTTGCATTATCTTTGTTTTCTCAATCCTTCGCTCCCGACGATATTCTCCAGCAATTAACCGACATCCTGCACAGGTTGAAGCCGTCAGGATGGCTATAGAGTTACGAAATGAGATGAATAAGGCATTAATGGAGATGGAGAAACCATTCACTGACAAACATTAAGAGTGGAAATAAAGAAATCACACCGCCTCACACTCGATGAGGCCTGTACATATCTGATAGAGCCGCTATATGGCGGTTTATTTTTGCCTGGAGAATTAAGATGACCGATACCAGCCTGATTCCTGAGAAAGAAGTGATGAACAAGCTCGGTGTTTCATCACGTCAGACAATCTGGAACTATACCAAACGGCACGGATTTCCGAAGCCAGTCAGAACCCACCCCAAATCATACCTTCGTGAAGCTGTTGAAGGGTGGATTCTTAACGGTGGCGTTAATCAGAAATGCTCCTGA